GTACACTGAATTGTTACTGTGCTACCTATTGCTGTACCATCTGCTGTAATAGATTGTGTTCTAGCGTATGTGTGTCCTGCATCCGGAACCTTACGTACAATAATAATTTTCTTTGTAACTGGGTTATACGTGAAGTTCATGTAACCACCAAACATGGTCATGGCCAACTTCTGATAGCTGGCAAACAGTTCATAGTTAACTAAACCGCCTACACGCCCTGCTACCAACATATATGTGTTTAAGAAGCCACTTGCAAATGGTTCAAATTGGCTGGCTGTTGTGCCTGTTACGCTTCCAATGCCTCTACGAAACACTTGGCGCACTGACATAATTTCTCGCGGTAAGATGTACTCTTGCGTCTCTGGCAACAAGTCCAAAAATACATAACTTTCTTCTACTGCGTTTGCACTACGTTGGCGATATTTAATAAGCGCCTGCTTGATGGCCATTTCATAGTGCTCTTTTTCCAATTCCACATCCACAATACCGTCACCTAGACGCATACGGATGTAGTCTGTCATTTCTGCACGTTTTAAATTGGCGCTATCATATAGCGTTTCGTCATACGCAATAGGACCAGGGCCTGCCAAGCTTTGTGCTTGAATACTGCCCTGACCTGTTAATCCTGTTTTGATTGTTACACTCATGAGAAATCCCGTTTACAGTATTTAGCCTGTAACGGGATTCCTTTTATGCTACTCGGAGTAGCAGTACATCAGTGCTAATGCGTCCGTTGAGTTTGGTTTCTGTTGCTTTGATATCGTCCAAGAACTTGCGTAACTGGATTTTACCTGCTTTAGCAAACTCTTTTAGCTTTTCGTCCGGTTTACGAAGTGTCTTGCTTGTACTCTTGTCAGTATCAAATCCGTCAATGCTAGTACCTTTGATGCTGAGTTGCTTGTATGCCGCAGCCACATACTTTCCCAGCTTTCGAGTTTTAGCGTTGTAGACCCAAAGCTCACTGGACCCAATAATGTCTGCAGGGTTGATTGACACAATCTTAAGTGCTGCATCAGTTTTTGCATACTTGAGCTTTGCCACCAACTTTTCTTTGCTAGGAGCTTTCTTAACTCGGGCCTTTTTCGTAGCTTTTTTAACTCCTCGATACTGGTCCACTGCATTAAGGAGGTCGTCGATCCAAGCAATAAGTCGTTTGAAGTCAGTGGCTTTAAGATAGCTGTAACCTTCTCGTACTTGCTCGTCTTTTTTTGACTGTGCAAGTTCAAGCTCCTCTTTCCGCTTGCGAAATAGTCCTTCATACTTTCCTAACTGGCTTTGCACCACGTTGTTTGCAGTAAGCCAATCGTAGGGTTTGAACTTTTCTGCTTTGTTTGCAACTACCTCGTCAAACATGCCTTCAAGTTCGCCAATGAGCTCGCTGGTTTTTTCGTTTAGGCGGTCCTGGATAGTGGGCACGTATGCCTTAGGCTTATCGCCTTCTACTACTTCTTCAACTTCAGGGTCTGCTACGCTGATAGCAGATTCAATTGCTTCCTTAAGAAACTCAATGTGTCGTGCTTTAAGCGGCATACCTTGACGATGTGCCATGATCAAACTACATGCTGTCATGCTCATGCTACGGTCGGGACTGCGGATAAATGCACTTAGCTGTACTTTATCAAACATGTCGGGCTTGCTTTTAACCCATTCTACAATATGCTTCTTGCAATCCTTTTGACTGTAGTGGTAATTGTAGTAGTAAAAACTACGGCGCAGGCGATTGTCAAACGTAGCGTCATCAAACCCAAGTGCTTCTTCAGTGTTCCACTCAGGTTCGGACCCTGTGTACTTTTCGTCTGCAAAGGCAATGCGCTTTTCACGCGGTGCTTTAATTTTAATCTTGATGCCAGCTACTGTTGCCATTATTTTGTCCTTTTAGGTGCGCCAATTCGGCTTGCTTTGTTCCAGTCGTATGCAATGCCGTCGGGGCATAGACCATCTGCCACAGTGTCTACTCCAAACATACCGCATACTTCGAAGTCCGGTCCTTTGATTGTTACAAAGAATCCCACTGCCTTTGCGGCTTGCATAGCAGAATCCAGGGTTTCGAACCCATCTAATTCTGTGCCTGCTTTGTTTATTAGTTTGTACATGTTGTCTATTATAGCAAATGAACCATTTTGTGTCAAATTAGTACATTAGTGCTGCCATTACTGTCCACTGCTCAAAATTCTTAAAATGCTGGTTAAATTCAGCTTCTAATTCTGTATACTTATGTGTTAATCGATTTCTGCGGCGGCACTCAATCATTTCCGTGTCTAGTGCAACCCAGGTTATCCGCAAGTTATTGTAGAACTTCCACAAAGTGCTTTTGGCAACCATGTTGTGGGTGTTTTGCAACGCTGTTAAACATACGTCCAATTCGTCTCTGTGGGCTTGGTGTTGTGCTTGCATCTTGCTATTGTACGATAAAATGGATTACCCGTCAAGCCCATAAATATACAATAAGGAATGGACAATGGCTCGCTTATCACTTTGGAAAGACGGTAGACACTCAAACGATTATAAGTTTTTTGATCGCAGAATTAGCGAGATGTTTACCATTGGCGGCACTGGTATACTGGTACACAAGTACTTGGGTACGCAACAACAGACTGATAGCACAGATTTAAGTCAACCAGTTTACACTAACCAAAGCGAAAAGAACATTCAGGACTTGTTGTTTGTGGAAAACCGTGACCGCAAGTACGATAAAGATGTGTACAAGATGCGCGGTATCTATCAACGTGCCGACCAAGACTTTGATCTAAGCCAATTTGGCTTGTTCTTGCAAACAGGTACGCTGTTTATGACATTCCACATTAACGATATGATGGATAACATTGGCCGCAAATTAATGGCCGGTGATGTACTAGAGTTAGAGCACTTAAAAGATTACAACGCACTAGACCAAGATGTTCCGGCTGCACTAAAACGCTACTATGTTGTAGCTGACGCCAGCAATGCTTCTGAAGGTTTTACCCCAACTTGGTGGCCGCACTTGTGGCGTGTTAAGATTAACCCGCTAGTAGACTCACAAGAGTACAAAGATATTTTGGATACTGTTATTGATGGTACTGCTAGCACCAAGACCAGCGACATCATGAGCAGCTACGGTGTTTATATGAATATCAATGCCGCTGTAATAGCGCAAGCAGAAGTAGATGTTCCCAAGTCTGGCTACGACACTAGCAAAATGTTTATGCCTTACGAGTATGTTGGCGAAACTGCTGACGAAGCCAATATAACTTCAGACACTGACTCAGTATCCAGCGACGAATCCAGCAAGAGTCCTACTAAAAAGATTAGTGGATATTTGGTCAATGACGGTATTGCCCCAGACGGGTTACCTTGCGGTACAGGTATTGAGTTTCCGTTTGGTCCAAACATTGGCGATTACTTCCTGCGCACAGATTATTTGCCTAATAGACTGTTCAGATACAACGGCGCACGTTGGGCAATGGTAGAAGATGCGCTAAGAGCTAACATCACAACAGGCGCAGGGCAAACTGTACGCAGTAGCTTTACCAATAACACCAACTCCTTTACTAATGCCGAAGGCGATACTGTACAAGAACGTCAAAGTTTAAGCAAGGCACTAAGAATACAGGCTGATAATTAATGGCACAACAATTTTTTTACGATAATCAAGTACGCAGATACCTAACACAGTTTGTTAGACTGGTGTCAGGCTATCAAGTTGAATTTGGTCAGGGTGCAAATGGCACAAAAGCATTACAGCAGGTGCCAGTTATTTACGGTGACCCAAGTCGTCAAGCTGCACAGATTTTAAAAGGCAATAGCGAGAACACACTGAACAGTGTTCCTGCTATGGCTGTGTATGTAACCGGATTCGACTACGACAGAGAGCGTATGCAGGATCCAACCTTTATCAGTAAGATTGACATTCGCCAACGTGGATACGATCCAGTAACCGGCAACTATGGGTCTGGACCCGGCGATGCTTATACTGTAGAGCGTCTAATGCCAGTCCCTTACAAGTTAACTCTGAAATTAGATATCTGGACCAGTAACACAGAACAAAAATTACAGTTAATCGAGCAACTGGCGCAACTGTTTAACCCAAGTTTAGAAATACAAAACACAGACAACTACATTGACTGGGGCAGTTTAACTGTCGTTGAACTAAAAAGCACTGTGTGGGATAGCCGAACTGTTCCGTCTGGTGCAGACGAAAGCATTAGCATTGCTACCATGCAATTCGAAATGCCAATTTGGATAAGCAGCCCTGCCAAAGTCAAGCGCCTTGGAGTTGTCACTAACGTAGTTAACAACGTGTATAGTGCAAGCGGGCAACTCAACGAAGATGTATTTACTTCTGCTGATTTAATGACACGCCGTGTGGTTACATTCCGCGACTATTTCTTAATGTATGTAGGCAATCAGTTAAAGCTTATTAGACGTGACCAGTTAGGTGACGAAGTGGACTTAACTGCTAGCCAATTTGACGGATGGGCTCAGATTATGGCAGCGTTTGGCGAAGTGCGTAACGGGCTTAGTCAAGCACGTTTACGTCATCCTGATGGTATCAGTGAGGTGGTTGGTACTATTGCTACTCACCCAGCAGATGCTTCAGCATTGCTATTTGACCCGGACATCGATACACTACCACAAAATACAATCTCCGCTGTTGATGCTATCATTAATCCAATGTCTGTTAGTATTACAGATACTCATTTGCTAACTCCAGATTTGGGCACACGATATTTGATTTTAGACAACGTTGGCAGTTATACTAACAGCGAAGCAGCTATTGCATGGGACATTAATAACCCCGGCTTTGTTGCATACGCAGGTGACATCATTGAGTATACTGCTGATGGATGGGTTGTTAGTTTTGATAGCAACCACTGTACCAGTTACCAATTTGTCACTAACTTAAACACCAACGTCCAGTATAAGTATGATCCAAATACCAATGCATGGGCCAAGAGTGTAGAAGGCATGTACGAACCCGGTGACTGGAGCATTGTAATTTGAGTTTATCAAGCACGGGCGCATTAATATACTGCGCTCGCACACATCGATATTTGTTCTTACTAAGAAATAGTGCCCGACATGCAGGCAGTTGGGGAATTGTCGGCGGCAAAGTAGAAGCTGGCGAAACAATTATACAAGGCCTGCACAGAGAAATCCGAGAAGAACTAGGCGGGGAAATTCGTGGGGCTAAGATTATCCCAATTGAAAAGTACACTAGCGATGACGAACGCTTTATATTTCACACATATCTAATTAGTGTAGAAGAAGAATTTGTGCCCGAACTAAACAGCGAACATCGCGGGTACTGTTGGGTTAGACTAGAGGATTACCCTAAACCACTGCACCCAGGTGTGTGGCGCAGTTTTAAGTTTGCTGTTATAGTAGATAAACTAAAGACAATGGAAACTGTATTATCCGATGTCGGCTTCCAGGACAAAGTCTCTAAAAGTAATTTGTCGTAAATTAACTTGGTACTTCCAAGACTCAGGCATGTAATATTCTAGTGTAGGGCATACACGTACAAAATCTACATCAGAATACAATTTAAATAGCTGGGCCATAGTTTGTTCGTAGAACGCATCGTTTCCTTGTGCTCCATCGAACCCCATTAAGAATATTTTCTTATGGCCATCAAAGCAGGCCATATAAACCGCAATAGATCCTGCGTTCCAACTTGGGTCTTGCGGAATTAAGTAGAACTTACCAGGGAATTCTAAAATTTTGCTACCATGTGCGTACACAATGTGGTCATTGGTATAGCCACTTTGTACTACTTCCTTGGCATCGTTATCGTCTACAACTAAAAAGTCTGGTGAGAACTTTTTAAATAGTCCGTTTGCACCGTATGTTTGCAATCTGTCTGCGCCAAACAGGCCGCCTTTGTGTCTTGCAATATGACTTAGGTCAAATCCGTTGTGCGGATCTTGCCACGATTGGCCGCCACCTATTACTAGTGCCTGCGATGTAGTATAACTGTTAGTAATAGCATTCGGTACCCACTCAGTTTGAACATCCCATTCGCCACCACTCATAGTTAAACTTGATACAATGGTTTCACCTGTATACGTTTCGCGATACTGTTTCTTAATAACTTGCATAATTTTGTCCCTTATGCTTATTTATTGTAAATTGTGTCTTTAAGGAACTGGTAGTGTGTGGGCAATGTAGCGATGTGTGCAAGCACTTCTTCGCGGTGCTTTAGCCAATTATCGTATACAGGTTTGCGAGCTTCTGGGCTTTCTCTATGCTTGTTATCTTCGTACCTAATGTATGTAGGCTCTAGTGGATTATACCCCATCCCAGCAGCAATGTAAATAATGCCTCCCATATTGTTATCAAATTGACGAGTCCTGTGTAGGCGGAATCCTAAATCACTGCTACTACCTGCACCTGGACCAATACCTGCTAGATTTACATTACTGTTCAT